GCCGACCTGTTCAACGCGAATCAGGCTCATTCATCAATCGCCTCCAGTTCAACGCGCAGCATGCCCAGCTCACACACGGAGGTAGCAACGTAGTATTCACGGAAGAAACCACCGCCGCCCTCCTGGTCGTTGATCCTGATACGCTGGCCCTTTTCAGGTTGGTTGCCGCCCAGCGCCCGGATGGAGCAATGCAGCACAGACGACACAAGGTATAGCCCCTGCACATGGTCTGACACCAGTTGGTGCCGGTCCTTTTCTTTCATGCCGGACAGAACGATTGGGATATCCGCATAAGTGACGCCATCGTAAATGACCGTGCGTTTTTCCCCGAATTCATCCAAGTTCAAAAACACACGGTCATTGTCAGCCAGCGCCATATCCTTAAAGCGGCTCATACCACGGGAGCCTCTGCGCCAAGCACAGGCAGGGCATCTTCGCCGGGGGCAACCGCAACCGCAGTGATCGCGTCGATCAGCTGCGCCTTGGTTTTGAGTTTGCCGGTGCTGATGCCCATATCCTCCGCCAGCTCCCAGCTGTTCCGGTTCGAGATAGGCCGTTTTTTCGCCCTCTGCGCCGTTTTCTTCGCTGGGGGTGTTGACGCTAGGGGCATTGCTATTGAGGCCGTCTGCGCTTGTTGCAACGGTCCCGCTGACGCTCTGTGCCGCCGTGCGAGCGACACCGAGTGCGATCAGCCGCTCCGCCTCTGCCTCCGGTACTTCACAGCACTGTCCACGCTCGATGGTGACGGGGTGCGCGGAGCCGTCCGGCCTGTGGCCGTAAGCCCCGCTGATGATCTCGATGTTTACCATGATGCGCTCCTTTCTGGTTGGTATCAGCCAACAACGTTGGCTGCGTAAATGTACGGGCAGTAGTTATGAGGCGCGGCAAGAGGACGAGCGCCCAGGCGCAGCTTGCGGATGTCGGCCTCCTGGTTCAGCGAGAATTTGGGGACGCGAGTTGCAGCATGGGACGCAAAGTCCGTCGCGCCGTAATCGATCTGAGTGATCTGGCCATACATCATGTGGCCGCAGCCGGGAGCGGTGACCATGGCGGAGGTGGCGGGGAAATACTTCTGCTCGGTGCCACTGGCATCAACGTAGGTTTCGTCCACAGAGATCACGTTCAGCTTGAAGCCGCCGAAGTTCAGCGTGCCCATATAGACAACGCCGTCATAGCGGCTCAGTTCCTGATCAACCGTGCCGATGATGATGCCGCTGTTGCGGTCAAGCAGCTTCTGCACCTTGTCCATATCGAGAATCGCGTCGGCCACGTCAGAGCCGACAACGAGATCAGCAGCACGCAGGCCGCGCTTGGAAAGCTTGCGGCACATTGCCTTGACGTCGCCGAAGAAATCGCCGCCGGTCGCATCCCACTTCGTCGCAACCGTGTAGGTGTGGTCGCTGGCCGTATCATAGAACTGCACATGCAGCTTCTCGCCCTCGGTCTTATCGTCGATGTAGGTCTGCATGGTGCAGGCATTGTTGATCATGGTCTGTGCGCACATCCATTCCTCACGGCGTACGATGCGGCGCTCCATGTCGGTCAGGTCGTCCAGCTGCAGCCGGGCCGCGCGCTGGGCGGGGGTGCTGTTGGCGTAGATCGCCTCACCGAAGCCGCGCTTGCGCAGCTCGTCCAGCGTCAGCAGACGAGAAGGCGCGATGAACGCGGGCTGATACTCATGGATTTCATAGCCGCGGCGCTCCATGGGAATGTCCCCGGCTCGGGCAGAGACAAACGCCGCCATCTTGCGATCGCCCTTGCGGTACTCGGTCAGCACCTTGTCGGACGCAAAGACGTCACCTGCACCGGTGGGGAAATACCGGTCCTTGAAGAACGTCTGCTGAGGAACGATCTCTTCCACGATCGCCATCAGCACATAGGTGTCAAAAAAATTCAGTTCGGGCATTGTTCTTCCTCCTTAGAGCGCGGCAGCGGCAGCCTTGAACACAATGCCGCGCATACGCAGATTGTCCTTGTCGCCGTCCGTGATACTGTAGCCGGAGGCGACGCTCACCTTGTCGGGATCGAAGCAGCCGGCAGTATAAACCGCGGCATTTTCATCGGCAGCGGTGCCGATTTCCACATCGTCACACAGGATGCAGTCCGGGGTAAGCGTCTCGTTGCTTACTGCGGTGGTGCCAAGCGCCACCAGTTTGCCATCTCCGCCAGTCCCGGAGGACTTTGCGAGGATCGTACCGCGCTTGAGCGTTGCAGCGGCAGACAGCTTACGGATCGTACCGCCGCGCACCTCGGGTGCGGGCTTGATGTCGGTGAGCAGGCCGTCAAAGTCCATCTCGCCGAGTTTCTTGCTCAGATTGGTCATGGGTTAACCCTCCTTCTTTTTGCCGAACAGCTCGGCAACATTGGCTCTCGCAGCTGCCATGCGTGCTTCCGGCGTCTTGCCCGTCTCGTCAGCATCTTCGCCCTCCGTAGGACGCGGAGCTGCACCGACACTCCCCGCGCCGGAATCCTCACTGTCGCTCGCAAGGTCAGCAAGGAATTTCTTGCCCTGCTTCGCGGCTGCTTTTGCAGCGGCCATCAGCAGATCAGCAGCAGTGCAGGGCTTATCTCCGTACTTGGCCTGCTGCACATCGGTGGGATTGAGCAGCCCGGCAACCTCGTCGATTTCCTGCATGCGTGCGCGTTCTGCCTGGATTGCGGCGTTGACCGCGTCGGCGTGGTCGACGGAAGCACGGGCAGCGGCCTCCGCCTGGGCGATTTCGTCCGGGTATTTTGCCCGGAGCTCTTCCAAAGTCATGGAATTTCCTCCTTCGTTGCCGGTAGTATCCGGCGAATTTGTATGTGTCTCAACCGGGGTGGAGGCCTCGGGTGTGACCGTGGGAATGGAGTCCGGGGCAAACATCCCCGGCGCGAGGTGAATCTGCTTACCACGCACAAACAAGCTGCGCCCATCTGCGCTGGCAGCAATGTTGGTCGGCTCGGCGTCCTCAATCAGTTCATCAGCAAAGCCTTTTTCGATGGCTTCTTTGCCTGTCATATAGGTCGTGTCGGACATCATGTGCAGGATAACCGTGTCCGAAAGCCCAGTTTTCCGCTTATAGACCTCTGCCTGCATCTTGTCCCATGCGTCCTGCTGTGTGGCCTGTTCCCGCAGCTCATCGGCATTGTAACCGCCCCACAAAAATTGCCAGCATTTGTGGATCATGATGATGCTGGACGGGTTTACGCGGACCGTATCACAGGCGCACATGATAATGCTGCCGCCAGACATGGCGACCCCATCCACAATGCAAGTGAGCTTTGCGCCGCTCCGGGCAAGCTCTCGCAGGCGGTTATGAATCATGTTCGATGCTCCGGCGTCACCGCCGTAGCTATTCATGCGGATGGTAATGTTTTTGCAGGCAGAAATCTGCTTGAGATCCTCCAAAAACTCACTAAGCAGAATGTACTGCCCTTCGATGGGTTCGCCCCACCAATTTGTCGGCTGCTCCTCGTAGATATCCCCGTACATGGTGATCTCCGCCGAATCCCCGGCGGAATCTGTAGTCGCCATGGCATAAACCGACTTTTTGATGCTGACTCGCGGCCGCTGCCGCGCACTCTTTGGTATGCTCATTTTTTGTTCTCCTTCCAAACGGAACTGGATGGGATATACGGCGCATATAGCCAATCCCGAAAACCGGCGCGGCAATCATTATTGCAGCGGCGCTCTCGATCGCGTGGGCAATATGCGCATGTATCGTCGAAATAGTTCCAAATGGCGTTCGCCATCTTCCAAGCGCCTAGGTCTCGTAGGTGCTCAAGATTCGTCTTCCTCATCATTGCCACCATTCGGAGCAGCAGGCTACTGATGCGCCGTGCTCCCGGCCTTTTGCAGCAGCTCATTTTCCAGCTGCAGCTGCGCAACGTTTTCTTCCCAGTCGCCGCCGCCCAATTCGCGGGTGATCTGCTCATGCGTTTTGATGCCGCATCCAGTCAGCAGCAGCGCGGCTTCGGCCTCTTTCTTGGGATCGAGCTGTCCTTGCACCGGGCCAATCCACCGTGCGCCGCACCACGCCTCCCGCACAAGTGGATCAGTGAAAAAGCCCGGCGCATTGATGCGGCCGAGTGCAACTGCCTCGGCCAAGAATGCCTCATAAATTGGCTGGCAGAAATCTGCAACAAACCACGAACGGCGCATTTTGAATGCTTCCCATGCTTCCAGCAGCGCGCCGCGGCTGGCCGAATAGGAGCTATTGAATTCCTTGATCAGCACATCATAGGGCAGCTCCAAAGCGGACCCAATCAGTCGGCACAACGTTTTAACAAATGTCTCGAATCCGGCTGTAGGAATATTGGGGTTTCCAAACTGCACCTTTTCGCCGGGGGCAAGATGTGTGACCGTACCCGGTCCCATTTCGTATTCGTTTTCATCGGCCGATAGGTTACTGTACGCCGGACCCGCTCCGCTTACTGCATCTGCCGGCATGCCGTCGATGTCGCCGCCGCCGACCTCGTTAAAGGGGGTGTCTGCCGGATCGGTTTCCGTTTCAACCCACGCGGTGAAGAAACTCTGGACCAGCGCCGCCATCAGCTCCGATTCTGTATAGCGCCGAAGCTGGAGCAGTGGCTCAATGACCTGTGCCAGATAGGGTACGCCCCGGTATTGGTCCGGGCGCTCAGAATCCATGATATGCAGGATGTTCGGCAGTCCGGTGCGATCACCAAAGGCGGTTACCCTCGTCCATGTTTTCGGCTCCGCTGTAATCTGGCCGGGATAAACGTTGCATATGTAGTACGCAACGACACGGCCGTTATCATCGACCTCAACGCCGTCATATATCTTATGCCCGGCTCCGGGATACCCGTCCGGCACTTTGCCTTCCGTTATCCCTGTCGTGGTTGCGTAGCTGCCGCAAAACTTAGAGGGTGTGGATATGCGGTCCGCCTCGATCACGTGCAGCCGCATACGATATGGATTCAAAGCTGTGGCAGGATAGCGCTTGATGAGCACAAACACGTCTCCGGACAGCAGCCATGATTTCAACGCCAGCTGCTGGAGGCTCTCAAAGGTGTTCAGCCCCAGAGCATCGCAGTTTTGCTTTTTCCCGGCCCATAGCCGGAATTCCATTTCTGCCGTATGCTGCCATTTCTTCGCCGCATCGGGCAGCAAGCCCAAGGCCTCTGCATCAACAGTTGAGCGGAGCGTCAGCCCTGTTCCAATGACCTTTGTGCGATTGGTATTGATGGCGCTCGTGGCCACGGGCGATGCCATATACAGCATTCGCGCTCGCTGGCGCAGCGTGGCGTTGTTGCGGTTGATATCTTCGTTGGGTGCGCCGCTGGCCGGGACAAAGCCTCGCAATGCGCGGCGGGTTATACTCGCGCCCGCCTCGCTGTATCCCTTTGCCTGGGTGCTGCGCGGCCTCGTATCTTTCCTTTTGCTCAATGCTTTCACCTCCTAGAATGGTAATAAAAATAGGCCGTCTGGCGGCGAAAGGAGCAAACTCCGCCAGACAACCTATGCAAAAGCCCTTGCGGGCAAATTGCCAATATCATTTTCGTGACCTCACGAAAAGGGTCACCAGTCGCGCGGGATCACGCCAAATGCCTTGCGCCGTGACCGCCCGGCCAGTAAATTTTCATACTCGCTAATTTTTGCTTCCGCCTTTTCCATGAGTTCTTCGACCTCTGGCAAATCCCAGCGGGACAGTTGCCTATCATCGATCATATAAGATTTTACGCCGCCCTCAATGAGAGCGACGTAAGCACTTTGCAGTTTCTCGTATGTACTTTTCCAGTAAGCAAGCCTTTGCGCAATGATTTCTTTCTGCATTTATGAATCATCCTCCATCCTTAATCACCAATCGTCATAATATCGTTTTGTTCGCTTGCGTTGAGGCTGACGGCGGCGGGGCGGCTCAATTGTAGCCGTTGCAGCTGTCTGCATTCCAGCAGCGGACTTGAGCTGATTGTCGATTTCATCAAGGTTTTTGGGGAGCGCGCGAAATGCAGCCAGTGCATAGTTCCGGCAGTCCAACGCCTCATTTCTCTCATGGCCGGGGATTTTCTTCCAAGACCATGGCTGCTTTTTATTGGGGTCGTAGACCTTAGTTTCGGACAGCAGCCCGGTGAAGTAG